TTACCTTTCAGGCCAACCATGCCGCAATGAGCTTCAGCGCTGCTGACATGCAGCACTGGGTCGGTGTGCTCCCGATTGCGGTATCCGATTACACCACGCTCGGTAGTGTTGCTGGCGCCAATCCGAAGAACCTCAACCTGGAGTTTTCAATCCCCTCAGGGGTATCTTTATACGGACAGTTGAAATGCGTGGCCACGCCGACCTATACCGCCGTTGATGACCTGACGGTTAAAATCGATGTCGAGTATCTCGATGAAGATGTCTTAAGAGTATAAAACAGTAAAGTGAACGATACCGTGCGGTATCGAATATAAAAAACAAGGAGAAATGCAATGAAAATCAACTCGATGGTGGGGCTGAAACACATCATAGCGGTCGCCAACCCTGTATTGACTGTGGCGGGTGCCTATGCCGCCAACGACTATGTTGGTACGTCCGGTGTACCCATGACCTTTACGGTCGCTCGTATCGACGGCGGCTCCGGCCTAATTCAGGCGGTGACCCTGGTAGATGAAGCATCTCAGCACATCGCGGGCAAATTGTTTCTGTGGGATACCCTCGTAACACCGCCTGCCGATAATGCTGCTCATGTTGTATCTGCCGCCCATGCCAAGACAAACTTAGGCATGATCCAGTTCACAACCTACTTCGTCGGCACAGGCAACTATTTCTGCCCTGTCTACCCGACTATGCCTATCCCGTTTATATGCCTGCCGGGTTCCAAGAATATCTACGGCACATTCATGACAGACGGCACGCCGACCTACGCCACTCTCAACCTGACCTTTAGATTGATTGTTTCGCAGGACTAGGAGGAGCTATGGCCCCCAGAAAACCGAAAGGTAAGTCTGGTATCAAAATCAAGCCCTCGAAGGTAGGTAGTTTTACTGCCTGGTGTGTAAGGAAGGGCTTCAAAAAAGTTACGTCAGCATGTATAGCGGCTGGCCTAAAAGCCTCGCCTGCTATTCGCAAGAAGGCGAATTTCGCAAGAAACGCCCGTAAATGGAGACACTAACCTAGAAATTGCTGGAGGAAGCAATCATGACATTACCCGCCGAACCCCCTGTCCAGCCGAGCGATCCTGGACAGCAGACTTCAGGCAAAGCCGGTGCGGCACCGGAAGGTTTTATTGAACTGGCCCGCTTCAATGGGCTGATAAGAAAAGTTGAAGAGCTCACGCTTGCCAACCGCGATCTAAATGCCCAGCTTATCTCAAAAGCCTCGGACATCGAGCAGCTCAAGGGACAACTGAGCATCAAAGACGCGGAAAAACAAGCAGCCGTCGGTGAGCGCGACAGATCCCTAAACACAACTCTGGCTGATCTTTCCAAGGCCAATACAGAACTGGAAACTCTCCGTTCTCTAAGGGCCAAGGTCAACGTGGCCAACAAGTTAGGACGACCCGAGCTCGTAAAATTGGCCGAGCGCATCCCGAACGTTACGGACGAACAGATCCTCGAAGGCATCATGCAGGACTTCGCCCGGTTCGCCGATGATGCGGTCAAGGTGCGCGAGCAGCAGTTGCTATCTGGCATATCTCTACCTATAGGTCCTGGGAGTATCGGTGGAGCGGGAGCCGGCAGCCCTGCTAGCAAAGACGAGTGGATAAAGAGGATCAATAAAGCGCCTCTTGGCTCGGACGAACGCAGCAAGCTAGTGCATGACTATGGAGATTGGCTAGAGAAACAATCTAAAATCTAATGAGGTGCTGCTGTGACCGATCTCACTACGGGGTTGATCTATTCAACGACCCTGCCATCCTGGCAACGTGATTATTACGATCTACTGTTGCTGGAAACATTACGCGTTAAGTCGATCTTAGTGCCTTACGCTGTAATGCACACTGACTATGCGGCTGCAAACAGTGGTGTCATCACCTATACAGAAGTTCGTTAGGGCTTCTTAATCTTGCTATATGCTGGAACATCAGGAGTATCCCAAGGTGCTAACTACGCAAAAATCCGAGGGTGCTGAAAATCAGCAGGGAACTGACCTGGCATGGCTTGCGGGTATTTTGGACGGAGAAGGTTCGATAGGACTTTACAAAAACGGAAATGGCAAAGGCTACATCAGGGTGACCATTACTAACACAGACCCCCTGATGTTTGTGGCAATCAAAAATATCCTCCATCATTATCTTATTCCAGTCTATATCATCATAGATGGGCAGGACAAAGACAGGGGATGGAGAGATAAATGGCGAATGGCATTTACTGGAAATACAGCCCCGACCAGATTGTTAACAGCACTTCTACCATATCTGATCTCCAAAAAAGAGGAGGCCGAACTGGCACTCGAGTATATCCGAAGTCGCTCCTCTTATCCAAAATTCACCAAAGCTCCATTAACAGAACGGGAGCAATGGATTGCAAACCGAATAAAAGAACTTAAACAAGGCAGACCCCTCAGAGACTATATGCAGGACGCCGATCTTAGGGTGAAGATATAGTCCGATCTGCATAGCGATATGCAGAGAGTAGCAGAAATGGCTACTCCCGCCGCAAGGCGAGCAACAAATTGCTATGACACAGAGCCGAACTGGAATGCTCTGGCCGAAACAGACCTCTGGCTGCGTGGTGCTGCACTGGACAGCCGGACCGTCAGTATCTCGCTAGAAATTCATGGAGACATCCTGAAATTCAGCGACTATAACCAAATCGTAGACTATGTCAACCGTGGCGATATGCGCGGTTTGGTCTCCGAGAAAATCGGGCAGAACCAGGTCGATTACCTGGACATCCTGGCCCGCAATGCGTTCTTAACTCACCCCAACAAGTACTTCGCGGCCTCACGTGCTAACCGTGCTGCCCTGACCTCCGCCGATCTCTTCGACCCCGACTACTGCGAAACCATGCGCATCCACCTGGAAGAGAACGAAATCCCAGGCGTGGCCGGCCCCGAAGATGGTGGTGGCCAGACCATCGTGTGCGTGACTTCTCCTCGTGTCATCAAGGATATCCGTGTCGCCGCTGCATCGCAGTGGCTGGAAGTCCAGGAATATGCTGGCGCGAGCCGCAAGTTTACCAACGAGGTAGGCATGTGGGCGGGTATCCGCTTCGTCAAGACTAACCGCTTGGCAATGCGCAACACCGGTGCAGTTATTCAGCAGACAGCTCTGAACGGCGCAACCGTGGTTGGACAGGGCGCCTATGCAACTGTAGACGTCGTCTATAAGCCCGGCCAGACTGGCTCTACCCGCAACATCGTCGTGACCTCTTCAGCCGGCTTCGCAGTCGGCGACTATGTCACCATCAGTGCTCAGACCCTCGGCACAACCGTGCTAGAGACCGACGGCACGCAGGAAACCCGCCGCATTGTGAACATCGCCGACGGTACTCACATGGCGTTCGACAAACCACTCTTAAAGCCCCACCTCACCACAGACTATGTCACCAAGGCTTTGAACGTGCATGCGTCGATCTTCATGGGTGGACCTGGTGTGGTTTACGGTGTTGGTGAAGCTCCTACGGTTATTACTCCTCCGAAGTACGATGACCTGATGCTGGTCAACCGCTATGGTTGGCGTGGCTTCTTGAAGTTCCAGTTGTTCCGCCCCGAGTACTACCAAGTAGTCGAGAGCGCCGGCTCCGTAGATTAGTTTTAGACGTCGAAAGGGCAATATGTCAACCTGGTCAGCTTTACTTACTGATATCAGAGCCGATCTGAAAGATAGCGGTACCACTCTCAAGTATTCCGACAGTATGATTTTCTTGTATCTGAAGGATGCTTTAAGAGACTACTCACAGTTCTTCCCTCTTAAGAAGTTTCGAGTAGCGATGGTACTGAACTTGATACCCACCTCCTTTGTACTCCCCCTGGATTATATAGGCGGCGCTATTGTTGAATGTCCACTAGATCGGTTCTTAGAGGAACGTTTAGCAATATCAGGGAACACATATAACTCCGTAAGACCCGCGACGACCTTTGCTATTGTAGGGGGCCTCCTCTATATCAACGGAGACCCCCCTACGAGCTCGGTCTACCTGTCTTACGATGCCCACCATCCCATCCCCGCAGCCATTACAGGACCCCCAGCAGTTCCGATTGGAGATTTTGTCATGACCATCCCCGAGGACGATGAGGAGCTGATACGCCTTTATATCAAGGCTAAGGTCTATGGGCAAACCCGTACCTTAGCTTCAAGCCTGGACCGCTTCAAACTCGGTACAGGCGCAAGAGACGACAACCCCCTAAGGCCGGAAGTGTCAAACCTAATGGATGAATACCATGCCAAAATAGATGAGCGCTTCCCCGGCGGTGTCGTAAAGCTTTACCGTCCCGGAAAGTACAGATGAGCGCAATCCACGATGTCATTATGGATGCAGTGGAAACTGCCTTAGAAGACGCGTTCATGTATGCCTTACCCCTGGATGATACTACTCGTGCAGGGGCCGTATCCAAAGGCCCTTTGCAAGGCAATCCCGATCCCGACGAAGCCCGTATCTCGGTCACGGTGCATGAGAATGACCCCGACCACTATTACGGCAAACAAGGAACGTCTGCGACCGGCACGTGGGATGATGAGGTTTTAGAAGTCGAGTGTGGAGGTTCAATGACCTGGGCAAGGCGGTTTACCGCTAAAGCCAGGGTGCTTTTGGTCAACACTCAAGAGGACCTCGATACGGCCAGGGACATTGCCAGCACAGTGCGCAGTCGCATCGAGTATACATTAAGGCACTTTACCGGTGAAGGGCTAATAGCCGACGACGGAGAGTACGTCTCGAGAGGCGCATTCGGCTCTGAGCTAAAGGGCGAGATGGTGCAGGCGGGCGGGCCTCCAGATGCCTACGACTATCAAATCAAGGTTCGGTTTGAAGTTCAAACCACCACAACAGGAGAAATGTAATGACCGCTGCTGAGAGATCTTATATAGGGCTGGCGAAGCAGACTGCGAAGGGGACGCCGAATGTAACCGACAACCTCTTCCACTACTTCCTCTTTAGAGAGGGCGGCGCTGGTCCAAATAACGTAACGATCCCCCTGGATCAGGAAGTCGGCGGCGGCGCCATGCTGCGAGGCATGGTCCGTGTCGGCGTGACTTCTGCCGGGGTGTTCCAAATCATACCAAGACCTACAGTGCTGGGGCATTTCTTGCTCGGCGCCTTGGGCTATGAGAGCGACGTGGTTGTACTGTCTGCTGGACAGGCATATAAACACACGTTCCTTCTACCTACCGATCAGTTCGATGCACCGTACTATACCTTGCGCTCGGCCCCTGGCAACATCTGGGGTGAGCAGTATCAGGATATGCGCGTTGCGTCTTTGAACTTTAACTGGAAGGCGGCTGACTACCTGAGAGGCTCTGTGGCCTTTCTGGGTGGACTACCGTTATCCGGCTTAGCTACAACCGCGTGGTCTGTGCCGACCTACTTGGATGTCGGCCCACAGTTCTTAGCACCAATCACCACAGTCGAGCTTCCTACGGGTTCACCTGTCAAGGTGCTCTCCGGCTCGATTAACTTGGGATTGCAGATACCTCTGGATGAGCAGTGGATCACCGGGTCTTATGTGCCCGATGACTTCCAGATCAACCAGAGAGCATTCTCTATCACCATGGCCGTCAAGATCGTCGATGCAACTCTGTACGATAAGATGAACTACGATGCCAATGGTGGTTGTGCATGGGCTGCCAATATCTTAAGAGAAGCCGATATCAAGTTGCTGTTCAATAGCGATCAGCTAGCTTATACCGCCTACCCCTATTCCTTGAATGTCAAGGCTAGTGGATGCAACCAGGCATCTGGCTATGCTAACGTCATCTGGTCTGCTACCCCCATCGCTTTAAGAGCAGGGCGACAGGTCACCATGGCTATCACTGGCGTCTTCATCGGCGCCCTCGAGGCTGACCCACCCATCAAGGTGGAGCTTGTCAACAAGCAGGCAACCTGCTACGACATCACATAAGCAATACAGTAGTTTTCGGCGTCGAAAACTACTGGAGTTATGGAGGATGATAATGTCTAACTTTGGAAAGTACGCCATACTAACCCCAGTCGAGTATAAGTTCCGCGAGGAGCCTGACTGGACCTGGATAATCAAGCCAATCCTCTCTGGCGAAGAGCTGGAGAGATCAAAGTTCCTGATGCAAAGACGAGCCATTACTGAAGGTGTGCAGCGCTTCGAGTTGCCCCCGACATGGCTGGAGGTGTGTCATCGGGAAATTGCACTAACCTTCGGGGGAACTACAATCCCCAAGGAAGTTGATAGCAAGGAACCCGCGTTAAATAAGAACGCTACGGTCGCCGAGATTGAAGCGTTCCTAAAAACAATGCCGCAACCTATGGTCATGGAAATCTGGGATGCAATTGGAGTGTCTTACCCCGAATGGGGACCAGCCACCCCAAAAGCGACGAGTGCGGTCTAGCGGGCGACCGCGTAACATTTGGTGAGCTTGAGGACATCGTCAACGACGCCGTCCTCACCGAGACAACTGAAGACCCTGTATTGGCCTTCCTCATCGAAGTTACTATGTCTTCGATTGAGACTGGCAGACCTCTTTTTAGTAAC